AAAGTATTAGCTTTAGGTGAATTAGCATATCAGGATTCAGAAAAGTTTCTTTTTGGTCCTTGGTGTCAAGAAGGTGATTATGTAGCCTATGGTAAGTTTGTTGGGCAGAAGCTTCAATACAAAGGTGTAAAGATGATTCTGTTGTTTGACGATCAGATTATTATGCGTGTTGACAAGCCTTCTGATCTAGACCCAACATTTAATTTGTCTAATTAATTTAATTAGTATATAATAACTAATTATCAGCCGTAAGCGTTAGTTTCGCACCTAGCGATAAGAAAGGGAAAAGAGTAATGAGTAACGACGAAACAGAAGTAGACCTATCAGAATGGTCTGAGATTAATACTTCAGGTTCTTCAGAGTCTGCACCAAAGGTAGAATTTGAAGTAGAAGAAGAATTAGAAAAACCTGAAGAAAAAGTAGTACAGAATAAAGAAAAAGTACAGGAAGTACGCGAAGAGGAGGAACCAGCCCAAGAACAACCAGAAGAGTTGGAGGGTATTAAGACTAAAGGTGCTGAGAAGCGTATCAAACAGCTTATTCGGCAGCGTAAAGAACGTGAAGAAGAAATTGAAAAACTTCGTAGTGAAGTAGAAAATCTTCGTGGTTCTGTTAAAACAAAAGAACAAGAACTAGCTAGTAGTTTAAAAACTAATATTGATAGTACTCAAGGACAGATTACTAGCCGTATTGAACAAGCTAGGGAAATTTTTAAGCAAGCTGCAGATTCTGGTGATACAGATCGTATGCTTGCTGCACAAGAAGAAATGTCCAAGGCTTATGCTGAGTCTATGGTTGTTCAGCAGCAGCAACGTGCGTGGGAAGAATATAACGAACGTCTTCAAGCTGCTGGTCAAACAGTCGAACAGCACGTTCCACAGCAACAGCAGCAGGATTATGATCCTAAAGCTGTAGCTTGGGCAAGTAAGAATCCTTGGTTTGGACAGGATCAGATTATGACTGCAGCAGCTTTAACTGCAGATGCTGAACTAAAAAGTGAAGGATATGATCCATCCGATGACGATTTTTATGAGGAAATTGACAATAGACTACGTAGCCAGTTTCCTCACAAATACGAAGAGCCTAAACCTGCTGTAAAACAGGAAGAGGCTACACCACGGTTGCAGGATACACCGTCAAATTCTGCTCAAGTAGTTGCAGGTGCGTCACGCACACCTCAAACCACTAAAGGCAATAAAGTGAAACTATCTCAAGAAGATGTTCGCAGAGCCAATAAATGGGGTATTACACTTGAACAATATGCTGCGGAAAAGCTAAAGGCTGAAAGTGCTGATGGCGAATACACAGAAATTTACAATTAAGCGTGGAAGGAAATACAATGACAACACGAAATGAATCACGTAATAGCGTTAATCGGGAAACTACACAACGTCGTACAACATTTGAGGAGCCTAATTGGCTAGATATTCCTCAGTCCGTTAAAAACCGTTTTGCTAATGAAGACATGGCTCTTCGTTGGATTCGTATTACTCTTCGTAATCAAGAAGATTACCAGAATGTAGGTAAACGTACAGCAGAAGGTTGGGAATTTGTACAGGCAGATGAAGTTCCAGAAATGCTACATTCCTCTGACGTGAGAGAGGGTGGACGATATGTAGGTGCAGTCTGTCGTGGAGACTTGGCTTTAGCAAAGATGCCTAAAGAACTTGCAGAATCTCGTCAAGAATTTTATGAGAATCGTAGCCGAGAAATGGTTGATGCAGTTAATGCACAGTTAATGAGCAGTTCAGATTCTCGTATGCCTATCTCAAACCAAAGTCGTACACAAGTTAGTCGCGGTAAACAAGCTAAGTTTCAACAGGACTAAGATTGAATACTGTAGACCGACGAGTGTACATGTCAATGTATAGCACATAGAAAGGAAAGTGTAATATGTCTACTACAAAAGCACTTGACGGTCTACGTCCTTCTCGCATTCGTGGTGGTTCACCAAATAGTAGCGGTATGAATGAATACCGTCTTGCCAGCGGTTATGCTGCAAATATTTTTACTGGTGATATTGTTGTAAATGCTGATGGGTACGTAAACGTCCTAACAACCACAACTCAGAAAGCACTAGGTGTTTTCATGGGTTGTAATTATGTTGCCAATGGCGAACCAAAATGGTCTGCTTATTGGCCTTCAGGAACTTCAGTAACAGAAGCAGTTGCTTATGTTATGGATAATCCATCTGCCACCTTTGTTATTCAAGCTGACGCTTCAGTATCTATTGGTGACATTAATTCACAAAACTTCAATGTTACTCTAGGTTCAGGTTCAACTGTTACAGGCCGTTCAGGTTTTGGTATTGACGCAAGTTCACGTACCACAGGTAATGCCATGCTTCGTCCTATCGCAGTTGTTAATGAACCGGGCAATGACATTGATGTAGCAGCAGAACGTGCTTTTCCAAAGCTAGAAGTTCGTATCGTCAAACATGTCGATGCTTACATTTCTGCTGATTCATCTGTAAACTAAGCGGAAGAAGGGAGTAAATAACAATGGCTATTAATCGCTCTAGTATTGCAAAAGAACTTCTTCCCGGTCTAAATGCTATTTTTGGCATGGAATACGGTGAAGTGGATAACGAACATGAACCACTTTACGAAGTTGAACAGTCAGATCGTGCATTTGAAGAAGAAGTTCTATTCACCGGCTTCGGCACTGCACCTGTAAAGGGTGAAGGTGCTGCAGTTCAGTATGACGACGCACAAGAAGGTTACACTGCTCGGTACACACACGAGACAGTTGCACTTGCTTTTGCAGTTACTGAAGAAGCTATGGAAGACAACCTCTATGACACCTTTGCCAAGCTACGTGCACGTGGTCTAGCCCGTGCAATGGCAAACACCAAGCAGGTAAAAGCTGCAGACGTTTTCAATAACGGCTTCAGTGCTGCTTATCTTGGTGGTGACGGTGTTGCACTATTCTCAGCCTCTCACCCAACTGTTGGTGCTGGTGTTCAGTCCAATACACTAGGTGCTACCGATCTATCAGAAGCTTCACTTGAGACTGCACTTATTACAATCTCAAAAACTAAAGATGATCGTGGCATTCTAATCGGTGCACAGGCCGAGTCACTACACGTTCCATCTGATCTAGCATTTACTGCAGACCAGATTCTAAACAGCCAGATGACAACTGTTATTGGTGTAAACCCAACAACTGCTGCAAATGGCGCAACCAACCAGAACAAGATCAACTCAATTCGTAATCAGGGTCTTGTTCCCGGTGGTTTCTTTGTTAATCGTCGGTTCACCGACACAAACGCTTGGTATCTCAAGACTGATGTTCCTAATGGTACAAAGATGTTTGTTCGTGCACCTCTTGCAACAAAGATGGAACCAGATTTTGACACTGGCAATCTCCGGTTCAAGGCACGTGAACGGTACAGCTTTGGCTGGTCCGATTGGCGTGGCTTCTACGGTGCTTCAGGTTCCTCCTAAGAATCTGTTGAACTAGACTAAGGCATGGGGGTGTAGAGAGAAGAAATTCTTTTTACACTCCTTTGCCTTTTTTATTTTTTAATCTAGTGTTATAATACAACAAGTATTAATACTAAATGTCAACAACTCTTCGTGAAGGATACATTGTAGGCAGTGGAGCAGTACTAGATGTTACATCAAGTGTAACAGTTTCTGATACTCGTGTACGTTCTGTATTTGCTACTGGTGTAGGTACTTTCCTTATCACTGGTACTTCAACAGATGCTTATGGAAATATCAAGGGTAATAACATCAAGTTTACTCTAACTACTGCAAATGACGCTTCAGAAATTTATTTTACTGATTTAGGCATGGACATGAATGGTCCAGTAAAAGTATCTGCACCTACTACTTCAGCTACAGTGGCTGTATTCTATGGCTAACTATACTTATCTGGTCAACGAACTAATCGCTGCTACTGAAAATGATAGTACCGAATTTCTTAACTTTATTCCAAATATGGTGAATAGAGCAGAAGAAAGACTTGTCAAAGACCTAGATGACTATGGTTTAGTTACCTATACTTCAATAGCTGTATCAAGTGGTAACAATAAAGTTACACTTCCTACAGGTACACGCATTGTTAAAAACTTTAATATTGTAAGTAATAGTTCTAAGATTAATCTTCTTTTAAGAACTGACGAATTTATTAACGATTATTGGCCTGTAAGTGCTTCAACATCAGAACCACGTTACTATGGTCAACGTAATGGGTCAACAGTAGTAGTTGCTCCTACACCAGCCTCTACTTATGCAGGAGAGGTTGTTTACATTTCCAGACCTACTACACTAACTTCAGCAACCAATACAAACTACTTTACAGATTTTTGTTATGATCTTCTGTTTAATGCTTGTATGGTTGAAGCTTCAATGTTTCAAAAAGATTATCAAACTGCTGGACTATACCAACAGCAATACAATCAAGTTCTTGATCTACAACGTAATCAAGCACGGCGTACAAGAAGAGATGATATGCAAGCACCAGCAAGTCCTGCAGGTGCAGATGATAATCTTGTACCTAATTCTAATTAATAATAGGAGACACTAATGTACGGTAAAATGAAAAAGAAAGACGGTGGTTCAATGTCTGAAGGAATGATGGAAGATTATACTTCTGTTCCTAAAGGACTTTCAGCTAAAGAACAATCAAAAAAGAAAAAAGATACTTCAAAGTCTAAAATTAAACCCAAGGCAATGGCTAAAGGTGGTAAAGTAGGTAAGTATACTTGTTCACATAATCGGCTTTACTAAGGGAAGATAGTTATGGCAGAAAAGAAAAAGAAAAAATCTCACAGTTCTAATCCTTATAAAGACCTTATGGGGATTACTGGATATGTAGCAGGAAAATTTCCAGAAACAACAATGGATATTGAAGATGCTGTTGGTTTTGGTAAAGTTTATGAAAGTGCTATGGAGAACAGAGGTAAAAAGTCTTTAAAGAAAATAGATGAAGATTACTCTGGAATAGTTAAAAAAGCTAAAGGTGGCCCAGTAGGACGTGGTTGTGGTGCTGCTATGCGTGGCGCTGGTAAGGTAATGAAACCCTAATTATGGGTGGACTACCTTTAGAACTTATAACGATGCTTGGCTCTGGATTATTATCTGGAGTAATGACTATTTGGAGCCAAAGTCAAAAAGCTAAACAAGATGCTTTTAAAAGAGCAATAGATGGTTTAGCTGCTCAATCAGAAGCTACTGATTTAGCAAGGCGTTATGAGAATAAAGGTTTTCAAATTACACGACGAATTATTGCACTATCAGCAGTAGCTGCAATTATTGTTTGGCCTAAAGTTGTAGCAGTATTTTGGCCTGATGTAGCAGTAACAGTTGGATACACACAGTGGAATCCCGGTTTTCTATTTATAACAGAAGGAACTGAGACTGTTACTTGGCAATCACTTAAAGGATTAGTTTTAACACCCTTGGATACACACCTACTTTCTGCTATTATTGGAATGTATTTTGGTGCATCAATGGTAAAGAATGCTAGATAAATAGGAGTTTTATAATGGGTTTAAAAGTTACAGATTTTATGGGGGCTATTCCTGCTATTGGTGGGAGAATGGATAAAGAAGATCGTGGTTTTCTTGTTGGTATGTTGCCCGGTCTTATGTATAAAGAATCTCAAAAAAATAAAAAGGAAGATAGTCCAAGTAAACAAGTTGCACAAGCTTCTAATGTAGGACAGGCTCAAGCTTCTAATGTAGGAAAGCGTATGAAGAAGGGTGGTAAAGTTTCTTCTTCTAAAAGCAAAAAGAAGGGCTATAAATGTTCACACAATAGGCTTTATTAATGCCACTTAAAAAAGGTAAAAGTCAAAAAACTATCAGTGAAAACATTCGTAGAGAAATAAAAGCTGGTAAACCACAGAAACAAGCAATAGCTATCGCACTTCAAAAAGCTGGTAGGAGAAAGGCAAATGGTCGTAAAACGTCCAACAACAAAGTCAAGAAAAACTACCGTAAAGGCTAAGTCAAAAGTCAATCAAGCTGGCAACTATACTAAGCCTACAATGCGTAAAAGACTTTTTGAAAGTATTAAGGCTGGTGGTAAAGGTGGTAGTCCCGGTCAATGGTCTGCTCGTAAAGCACAAATGCTTGCTAAACAATATAAAGCCAAAGGTGGAGGTTATAAGTAAAATGGAATGTAATTGTAAAATGTGTCCTGTACACACAGTAAAACGTATTATTAAAAAAATTAAGGCTCTTGTAGGAAAGTAAAGTGGCTTTAAAAAAATCACAACGTAGTCTTAAATCTTGGACTAAGCAGAAGTGGCGTACTAAATCAGGTAAGCCATCTACTCAAGGTCCAAAGGCTACTGGTGAAAGATACTTACCAGAGAAAGCTATTAAACGTCTTAGTGCTAAAGAATATGCTGCTACAACAAAAGCTAAACGTAAAGCAACTAAGAAGGGTAAGCAAGTAGCTAAACAACCAAAGAAGATTGCTAAAAAAGTAAGGCGGTATAGAAAGGTTACATAATGGCTGTACGTAAACGTAAAGGCAAAGGCATGAAAGGCATGAGCATTAAGAGTGGTGACAAGC